AAAGTTACTTTATTAGGGCATACCGGAAAAGCCCCGGATTTTAAGGAGTTCGACAACGGCGGTTGTGTTGCGACCTTTTCGTTGGCAACCACGATACGAGCGTTTACGACAAAGGACGGGCGGCAAATCCCGGAGCGTACCGAGTGGCACAACATTGTATTGCAAAACGGGTTGGCAAAGGTCGCCAATCAGTACGTCAAAAAGGGCGATAAACTTTATATTGAGGGGGAATTAAGAACCCGGAGTTATGACGATGCGCAAGGCGTGAAACGATATGTTACCGAGATTGTCGCAACCGATATGGAAATGTTGCCGCCAAAAGGACCCGGAGCCGGAACGCAAGCCCCGCCGCCGCCCGTGCCGGATGCACCCGCCCCCAACGGAACCGACGATTTACCGTTTTAATCTATGAGTATGGGAGCGATAAACGGACGGGTTATTTACAGCCCAAAGGGAAAAGCCGGGGAATATGCCGAGAACGCCGCCAACTTTTATGTTGGTTGTTCCAACAGATGCACGTATTGTTATTTGCGCAAAGGGCGGGGCGCAAAAGTGTTGGGCGGCAATACCCCGGAATTGAAAAAGGCATTACGGGAATATCCATACGCATTGGATATATTTACGAATGAGTTGTTGAAGCATAAGGACGAATTGCAAAAAACGGGGTTATTCTTCTCGTTTACAACCGACCCATTATTGCCGGAAACACAAAGGTTGACCCGCCAAGCAATCGGCGTTTGTCAACGCCACGGCGTTCCGGTTAAAGTGTTGAGCAAATGCGCCGAGGGTATCAATATTTTAATCGACTTTGCCGAGGCGTCCGAGGGTTGGGATAAATCCCGCATTGCTATTGGTTCCACGTTGACCGGGTGCGATGAATTGGAGCCAAAAGCAAGCCCAAACCGGATGCGTATAAACGCATTGGCACGGGCAAAACGCCACGGGTTCCCCACCTTTGCAAGCGTTGAACCAATCCCCGGGGGAATGCTTGACCGGGCGTTTTCTGTAATTGCTTTGTCGTACCCCTTTGTTGACTTATTTAAGATTGGATTGCAAAGCGGTTGCAGATATACCAAACGGGAAATATTGACGTTTTACAACGATATGTTCGACTATTGGGAGGCGCACCCGGACAAAACGCCCCGGATATATTGGAAAGATAGTTTTATAAGAGCGTCCGGGATTGAGCGGGAAACATTGCCCGGTTATTGTGTCCCGGCGAATTACGATTTATTCAACGAAAAATCAAACGAAAATGCAGTATAATAACAAAGATTATAAACCGAAATTGCACGACCGTTGGCGTGCATTAACCGTTAAAAACCCGTATGCAACGCAGTTGGTAACGGCGGCGTATGAGGACAACGGGATTGTTTACGGCGAAAAATGTATTGAGGTACGAAGCAAAAACACGCCGTACCGGGGCGATTTAATGGTTTGTTCGTCCGCTAATCCGGTAATTGCCGGATATGAAAGCGGGGTAACGTTGGGGTTGGTTGAATTGTACGACGTTAAGCCCGTCGCCGAGTTTACCCCGGAAGATTGGGAGAATACCCGCATACCGCCCGAAAAACGCAAATCCATTACAAAGGGGTTCGGTTGGATGATGCGGAACCCCCGCCGGGTTGTTGAGTTTCCAATTAAGGGACAATTGGGTATTTATAATTTGGTTTATACCAAAGGCGTAATAACCGAATATCCACGGGCGTTGGTAGTCGATAAACAGAGTTACGAATTATTAAACAGAAAAGGAAATGAGTAAAAAACAAGTTGGAATTATCCGCAACAATGGCGACGTACATACGGCGCAAATTGGGTTCCATATCGGACGGGTTGGCGTATCTGTTTACGTCCGGGAATATTGGAAATATAAGAGTTGGTTTATTGTTCCCGGCGTGTCCGTGGATGCGGTCAACGGTTACGACCGTTACGTTGACATTGAGGCGAAAATATTGTTTGTCGGCATTGGCATACGGTTTATATGGATTAAAAGAAAGGTAAAACGATGAAAGCAAAGATTTTATTGTTATCTTTGGCAACGCTTTTGTTGGGGGCGTGCCAAAGCGAGAACGAACCAACAGAGGCATTTTATTTACTTCAAAAATCCGAGAGCATGGAAGAAAGAAACGAGTTTGTAACGAATACCACGGCGGCAATGATACAGATAAACGCCCCCCGGTATAATTGCGAGATTGTCGAAACCGCATTGGCGGGCGGCGATAGGGTACGAATTTGCGTAAAAGGCGCAAAGGAAGATTTGGACGCATTGTTTGACTATGTAAACGAAGCGGGCAAAGAATGAGAGTAAAGCAACCCGAACCGTTCGACCCAAATAGAGAATACCGCCCCGGCGAACGTTGCGTTTACCGGGGTATGGTATTGATTGCCGAGATATGGACGGCGGCGGATGCACGATTAGCCAACAACAACCCCGCAATATTTACGCAACGTTGCGTTCGCTGCAAAATCAAAAGGGAAGATTGCCCCGGAATTGGTAGGCAATGCGATAAATTCCATAGGAGCGACCGGAAAACGATTTATTGGCGTTTGTTGCGTATCGTCGGGGGATTTAAGGGCGTCGAAACATTGGAATTTAATTATAACGGAACAATTGCCGGGGTTAAGGTTGAAGCCGCCCCGGATAGTAATAACAAATAAATTTTTAGAGCGATGAACAAACAAGTATTAAGCCCCTTTGATTGCGATATGTGCGCAATGATTGAGGACATAACAAAACAAGAAATTGAGGTTACGGCATCCGATACCTCAATACGTTTGAGTTGGGCGCAAAATGGTAGTGAGGGAAACGATACCCCGGAGGCGCAAAGGATAAAGGCATTAAAACAAGCAATCCGGGGACGATTGGGCGACCGTTTTATTGAGTTCTTTTACGCCGATGGCATTCAGTCGGTTTATATGAAGTACGACCCGGAGGAATACCCGGAGGAAATGCGCACCCGATTAAGCGACCCGCACCCCACGGCGGGAACCCGGTATTGTCGTACTTTGTTAGAGGTTGACGCAATCCAATTTCGCCGGGATAACGTAGACGCTGTATTGAGGTTTACCGGAGGCGGAACGGTTACGACGCCCCGCACCCCGGACGACAAAGCAATGTTTTCTTTTCCCGATGGCAACGGCATATTCGTTGACGTGCCGGAAAGTTGGTATATTATCCGGGAATTGAACGGACGATTTACCGCACGCCCGGAAAAGGATTTCAAACGGGAATTTGAGCCTAAAGGAAATATTTCCCCCGTTCCAATTATTACCCCTATTCCGTACCATATTCAACGGTTATTCTCTGATTTGTTCGGGAATGATATAGAAAGCCGTTGCCGAAAATTGACCGAGGAATATAACGAGTTTATGGAGGTTGTGCCGGGAATATATGGAAAAAACATTGCACAATGCACGGACGAACAATTAGCGGAAATAATCGACGAATTGGCAGACCTTAACGGCATTATTTTCCATATAGCGGGGATATTAGGTTTGTCGCAATGGGAATTAGTGTTGTTGGCATACGACAAAGTAAAAGGACGCCAAACCGACCCGAATTATAAACGGACGCACCCACACGAAGAAAAGTTTTGCGGTAATTGTGATAGTATGACAAACGAGGACGTAAGCGGAAACGGTTATTGTTACACGACCGAAAGCCCGGTTTATTGCGAGAACCCCGGTTGCGAGCAATGGCAAAAAAGACATTCCCAATTTATGAACGATAAAAAACAATAGAACGATGAAAGAAAAAAGTTTTGCACAAGAATTGGCGGCATTGATTAACCGCCACGGTATCGACGCCAAAATGAATACAAACGATTGGATTTTAGCAGACGTTGCCGTTGATGCGTTAAACGCATACGGAAAAGCAAACCAATTACGGGAAAAAATGGCAAACGCCCCGGAACCGGGAAAAGACGATTGCGATTGCCCGGCGTGTACATTGCGCCGAGCCTTACAAGGGAAAGCCCAACCCGGCGGGAAAGAATACAGAAAACCGGAGGCGCACAACGTACCAAAGGAAGTGCAAGCAATGGCGGCTTTCTTTGCTGATATATTCCCCGGTTCAGAAATACAAATCCAACGGGTCGATTTGAAAAAGAACCCCCCCCGGAATAAACGCCGGGCAAAGAACCAACAAAAGAACCGGAAAGGAGGGCGCAACAATGAAAGATAATTGTAAGAACCCCCGTATGATGTTTGCTAATCCTAACATTTGCCTTATTTGGGATGAAAGATTAAGAGAATGGCGGCACACAACCGCCAACCGGATATTATCCGGGTTAATGGGTAATTACCAAGATGCGAAAGGAGGCGAACAATGAGTTACGAGATAAAGCGCACCGATGCCGAGATTGACGAACAATTGAATAAAGCCGCCAACGGAATAAACGACGGTTCCCAATATCCCGGCATGAGTTACGAGGACGGAATACAACAATTTTGGCTTTGGGTAACGGGGGAAACCAACGACCCACCATTTGAGGACTAAAGGCACAAAAGCCCCGGAAACAATCGCCGGGGTTTTGCCGTTTATATACATGAGATAACAAACGTTTGGCAATGCACCGGAAAAGCCGTAAATTTGCCCCGTGGTTGAAAGATAACCATTAAGACAATAAAAGTATTGAGTTAATAACAAAAGCCTCTTAAAATGGAAATTCCCCGCAAATAACTTGTAAAGGGTAAACACGTTTTAAGGAGGGAACGGGAAAAAGAAACACAGAGAGCCGAAAGAACCAAAGAGGAACCAAAGGACGGAAAGGATAAAAGAACCGAGGAACCGAAAGGAGGTTAAAGACAAAAGGCGCAAAAGGTTGATTTTATACCCCGTTTGACATTAAAAAGAGGTTTGACGATGAAAAAGAGAAAGAAGCCATTAGGCTACAATAAGCGTTCCGAGGAACAACGAATTTACGACATTCGGTTTTGTGCCGATTTGTTTTTGCGTGGGTATTCATACCGGGAAATTGCGGACGCATTGAACCGGGATTTATCCGCCCGTGGAATGGGTTATACAATAACCTTTCAAATGGTTTATTACGATTTGCAACAATGCCTTATTGAGTGGAAACGGGAACGGTTGGATAATATCGACGAATACGTTACACAAGAATTGCGCAAATTGGATAAAATGGAGCAACAAGCATGGGAGGCGTGGGAGGCGTCGAAAACCGGAAAGATACGCACCAAAGAGAAAACCAACAAAGGGCGACCAATCAAAACCGATGCCGAGGACGCCGACCCGGAATATTACGGGTACAATGAAACTGCAACCGAAACGTCCGCCGGAAACCCCCGGTTTTTGGATTTGCTTTTGAACATTCAGCAACGCCGGGCAAAGATGTTAGGGTTTGACGCACCCGTTAAAATTGAGATACCCGGATATAACGCCACGACCGACGACGATAAACCAAAGTACGACGTTAAGGCAATCCCGGACGATATGTTGTTTGCTTTGGCTGATAAACTGCAATCCGCCGAATATCAAAAGGCATTGTTGGAGAAAGGAGGGGCGCAATAATGGCAAAGAGAGCAACCGCACCCCGTCCCGGAACCAAGCAACCGGAATGGCAAACCGAAATATGCGATACGTGCCGTTTTTCCGAATGGATAACGGACGACCAAAGACACCGGGATTTAAACGGGAACCCGATTTGTTTACGTTGCCCGCATTATGAATTTTACATTGTCCGAGGTCGCCGGGCGTGTTCTAAATGGGAGAAAGGAGCAAAGCAATGAACAACGAACAATTATTGCAGATGTACGACGTAATCCGGCAACAACCGGATTTGCTTGTTAAAGCCGCCGCCCGTAAACGCCTTATCAACTTTGCCCGGTATATGCAACCGGATTTAGTATTAGAACCGTTCCACGTCGTTTATTATACGTTGTTGGATATGTTTGCGCACGGCAAAATACGAAAGATGATTGTACAACAACCGCCCCAACATGGAAAATCGGAGGGGTCGAGCCGAAAGTTACCCGCATTCATGGAGGGATTGAACCCGGATTTGAAAATTGTAATAGGTTCATACGCCGCCACGATTGCACGGGATTTCAACCGGGACGTTCAACGTATCATTGACACGCCCCGGTATCGTGAATTATTCCCCGGCACATATCTAAACGGTTCCAACGTCGTAACGATGGCTAACACGTATTTACGCAATAGTGATGTTATCGAAATGGTAGGGCGTAAGGGGTCGTTGCGTGTTGTGGGGCGTGGCGGTTCGTTGACCTCTAAAACCGTGGACGTGTCGATATTGGACGATGTTTATAAGGATTACGCCGAGGGTAACAGCCCGATAGTACGGGCGGCGGCGTGGAAATGGTACACAACCGTTGTTCGTACCCGCTTACATAACGATTCGCAGGAATTAATAGTATTTACCCGTTGGCATGATGATGATTTGATAGGACGCATTGAAAAGAGCGGGGAAATAATCATTGATGTAACCCGTTGGGCGGATTTGGAAAACATACCGCCGGGGGCATGGGTACGCATAAACTTTGAAGCGTTGAAAACCGGGGAACCGACCGAAATAGACCCCCGCCCGGTTGGGGCTGCATTATGGGAGGGACGGCACAACCGTATGAAGTTGGAAGCGCAAAAGGCATTAGACCCGGTACAATTTCAATGCCTATATCAAGGGAACCCCGGTTCCGCCGAGGGGCGATTATATCAGCCTTTCAAAACGTGGGTTGAAAAATCCGATTACGGCACGTATATACGTTCCGGCGCATACATTGACGTTGCCGATGAGGGCGACGACCTTTTGTTTGGTGCAACGTATGACGTTTATAAATCCGACAACATGGTTTTCAATGAAAAGACAAAGCGGATGGAGCCGTTATTATTCGCCCTAATTACCGATATGGAAATGACGGATGAAAATACGGACGTAACAACCGTAACCGTCCCGGCAATGATAAACCGTAACGGCACGCAAAAAGCATGGGTTGAGAGTAACAACGGCGGGGCGGGCTTTGAAAAGGTTATCAAAAAGAAAGTCCGGGCGATTACAGACCCGTTTTATCAAGGGGGTAATAAAGAAAGCCGGATAATCACTAATTCCGCAATGGTAAACCAACATATAATTATGCCGTTCGGATGGGAAACCCGGTATAAAGCCGTTTACGACCATGTAACAACCTTTTTGCGTAATTTCGATGCGAACACGCACGACGACCCGGAGGACGGATTAACCGGGATTTACGAAAAAGAGATTGCCGACGGTAATATACAGCCATACGCACACGCCAACCGAGGCGTTAAACGTCGTAACTAACAATTTAATTGAGATATGCAAGTTTATAACGGAAAAAGTTTATAACTTTGCAACGTAGAAGTAACACAGAGGGCAAAGGGACAGCCCAACGAGGTAACAAATGTAATTTTTAACGTTAAAATTTAAAGAGTATGATTACTTGTAAATGTCCGGCGGCGGCTTCATTGCCCGATATTCCCGCCGTTAAATGCGCCGAAAGTTTCGGACAAATCCAAAAAGTAGCGTTTCAACGTTTAACCAAAGACGATGGAAACAAAAACAGTTTTACGAGTGAAAAGGCAATTACTTTGCTTGCTTCATGGACACCGTTGTTGGCGGCGGATGATAGCACAAAAATTGTTGTTTCCCCGTATATCCAAGCCCCGACCTGCGAAGCCGGAGCCGCCCGAACCTTTGGAGGCGGTAACGAAACATTGGGAGGCGTTGAGGAAATTATTGGGCGTGAACCTAACCCGTTCACGGGCGTAATGCGTAAAATTCCCCAATCGGTTATTAAGGCGATGAAAGAATTGCAATGCGAAAGTTGGGCGGATAATTTGGGCGTCTATCTGTTTGATGAAAACGGAAGCATTGAAGCGATAGAGGACGAAACGACCGCCGGGACGTATTACCCTATTCCAATTCGTTCTTTGTTCATTGGGGACAAAACGCACGGCGGATTAGAAGCCCGGGACAGCAACGCAATACAATGGGCGTTTTTGCCGAACTATTCGGACGACCTCAAAATTGTAACCCCGGAGTTCAACCCGCTAACCGATTTGAAACCCGCAAACGTAGGATTGACATGGCGGCAAAGGTTATAAAGGTTAAATTAGTTTGTCCGCCGCATGGTTTGACCGAAGAATTTGAGATTAAGCACGCCGAACGGTTGTTGCGGATGCCAAACAACGGCGGTTGGCAGTTACCTAAAGACAGCGATTTTAAATTTACCAACGACAATGGGATTGAGTATAGACGAAATAAAAAAACGGATAACGGAGCCGAAAAAGCGTAAGACGATAAACAAAGCCGTTTATCATCAACAACGCATTAATTTTCACGCCCGTACCCGCATTACGTCGTTTGACATTTGCCAACCGATTACGGACTTTATGGCATTTGTTTCTAACCTATTGCCGCATGATAAGTTTAAGATGTTCAAAACATTGTTCCGTTACCCCGTTAAGACAAACGAGGTAACGGGCGTTTGTTTTGATAAGTTGAGCCGGATTTTTGACGGTCGTAACCCGGCGTTCAATTATCAGTTCCAAAACCCGGAACAAAGGGACGATTGGGAGTATTACCGCCAAGACGTACTACATGAGCCGGAAATTTGGAGCACAAAAGGATGGGAGTTTTTCCAAACCGAAATAAATAGCGTTCTAATTGTCGATATGCCGAGCGAACAAAACCCCGCCGACAAATACCCGCAACCGTATTTCTATTGGTTGCCTATTGCATCCGTGATTGATTACAGAGCCAACCCGACAACGGGGGTAATGGATTATATCATATTTAGGCAGGACGGCGAACGTATCGCAGTAATTGACGACGAACGTTATAGAGTTTTCAGAGAGGACAAAAACCACAATATCGGCGAATTGCTGATTGATAACCCGCACGACGTCGGTTATTGTCCCGCCCGTTTCTTTTGGAACGAACCGTTGAGTTTATCGGAACCCGACGTTAAGCAATCCCCGCTAACCAAGCAATTGGAGGCATTGGATTGGTTTTTGTTTTACCATATCAGTAAACGACATTTAGATTTGTACGGTGCATATCCGATTTATTCCGGGTATGAACAAAGTTGCGATTTCAGTAACGGCGAAAATGGCGATTATTGCGACGGTGGGTTTTTGAAAGACAAACAAGGGTTTTACAGATTGGACGCCGCCGGGCTTTTGATGCGTTGCCCCAAATGCGGGGATAGTCGTATTAACGGCGTCGGTTCGTTCGTTGAAATACCAATACCGGACGGGGATAAACAACCCGATTTGCGTAACCCGGTGCAAATGCTAACCGTTGACCGTGGGAGTTTGGATTATAACGTTGAGGAAGAAAACCGCCTAAAGAATGACATTATTACGTCGGTTGTTGGAACCAACGAGGAAATAACCACACGGGACGCATTGAACGAGCAACAAATACAAGCGAATTTTGAAAGCCAAAGCACGGTATTAAACCGGGTAAAGAAAGGATTTGAGGCGGCGCAACAATTCGTCGATGAAACCGTTTGCCGTTTGAGGTATGGCGGTTTGTTCGTTTCTGCAAAAGTCAATTACGGCACGGAGTTCTATTTATCCAACGCAACGGAGTTACGGGAACGTTACAAGGTGGCAAAGGAAAGCGGCGCAAGCGAGGCGGAATTAGACGCACTACAAAACCAAATTATCGAAACGGAATACCGGAACAATCCAACCCAATTGCAACGTATGTTGACGTTGGCGGAATTGGAGCCGTACCGACATTTAACACGTAACGAGGTATTGGATTTGTACGGCAAACAGATTATCAGCGAAAACGATATGCGTATAAAGTTGAATTTTGCTAACTTTGTACGCAGATTTGAACGTGAATATTTGAACGTGTTAGAGTTCGGGTATAATATGCCGTTTAACTCTAAGATAAATTTTATAACAAATAAATTTAACGATTATGCGAGTGAAAGTAAGCGAGGGCAAAACTAAAGACGTTGCGATTATCGACGTTACGCCCGAAAACTACATTGTCCCCGACAATGAGAAACATTTGTATCATTGCGTTATTGAAATTAAAAAATTCGATAGCGAAACGGGCAAACGGTTGTCAATCCCCCGTATTCAGAAATTCGGCAAAAAAGGCTATGAAAACAGCATTGCCGAGCATTTGAAAAAGCAGGGTTACACGATTACCGTATTGCACGACCCCAACGAGTACATGAAAGCGAAAGCCGAGGCGGACGAAAAGGCAAAGGCAGAAAAAGCCAAAGCCAACGCCGAGAAAGCCGCCGCCGATGCCAAAGCGAAAGCCGAGGCGGACGCCAAAGCCCGTGCCGAGGAAAAGGCAGCGTTGAAAGCCGAGATTTTGGCAGAACTGAAAGCGGCGGGCGTTATTCCGGCGACAACTGCAAAGGAACCCAAAGCCGATGCCAAAGCGAAAGCCGAGGCGGACGCCAAAGCCGAGGGCAAAAAGTAACCGAATATTCATTTAATAATCAAAGGGAAAGATTATGGCATTAACGATTGATGTTTTAAGAGCGAATGCGGCATTAGCCGGATTGACCGACGAACAATTGACAGCGATAACCACGTTATCCGTCAACGACGAAAATAGCGTAATAGCGAAAAAAACCGGGGAAATTTACGGCGGTTTGGATGCGGACATTTTAGCCGTTTCCGGTATCGCAAAGAACGGAACCGAAAAAACGTTTGATTACGCCAAACGAGTATTAACCGAGTTCAAAACCAAAGTTGAGGGCGCAAACGGTCTGCAATCACAGATTGACAGCCTAACCAAAGAAAAGGCACGTTTGGAAAAAGCCATTGCCGACGGTGCGACGGATGCGGAAACCGCAAAGGCATTGAAGCAAGCAAAGGCAGATTTGCAAAGCGTTACGACCCAATACAACGACCTCAAAAGCAAATACGATGAAGCCGAACAAACCCACACAAAGGAAGTGTTTGGCATTCGTGTTGAAACGGCATTGCAGACAGCAACCGCCGGGTTGAAGTTTAAGGCAGGATTGCCGGAAAGCGCAACAAAGGTTTTGTTGGGTCAAGCAATCGAAAAAATTAAGGGTATGAACCCGGAGTTTATCGACGACGGCAAAGGCGGCATAATGTTAGCGTTTAAGGACGAAAACGGCGCAATCATGCGCAACCCGAACAATCAGTTGAACCCGTACACCCCCGGCGACCTTTTGACCCGTGAATTGGAAACAATGGGTATTTTGGATAAAGGACGCCAAGCGGCGGGCGGCGGAACCAATCCCCCGGCGGGCGGCGGTGCGGGCGGTAATGTTACCGTTGATATATCCGGTGCAAAAACGAGGGTTGAGGCATACGACGCAATCGCAAGCACTTTGCAACAACAAGGTTTGCAGATTGGAACGGCTGAATTTGACGCCGGAATGAAACAAGCATGGCAGGACAACAATATTGCCGCATTGCCGGAAAAGTAAAAGACAACACGGGTAAAGGGTAAACCCGCATTTATAAACAATTTAATTTTTTAAACAATGAGTTTAATTGCAACAAGAGTACAGAATTGGCGGATAGAGAACCCGGAGTTAGACCGTAATATGTTCCGCCCGTGTGAGTACGGCGCATTGGATTTCTTTATTGAGCAAACCAACGCCCCCAACTCAATTATTAGCCCTAATTTGAGAGATAGGGCGTTAGTAAGTATCGGTAACACGGTACAAGTTCCCGTTATCAATTACGACGAAAACGTACAAGTTAGCAACGTGCGTTCGTGCGTTATTGCCGACAATGAAAATACGTCCGCATTGGTAACGCTTGTTTGGGCTACCTATGCAATCGGGTTTACGATGGTTCCGGCGGCGTATTCAAACAATGAAATTTCGTATCAACACGATTTCATGCGCAAAATGGAGAAAACAACCCGTGCGTTGGCGGATGCTTTGGATAAAGGAGCCGTTGCCGCATTGGAGGCGAACAAAACGCAAGTTTTCAAAACTTTGCTCAACTACACGCAGACCGGAAACGTGGTACAAGTACCAACCCAAATGGCAACCGAGATTTTGGGCGACATTAACCCAATCATGCGGGCGAATTGTTACCCGGAATATATCCACCTTATCGCAAATGCGGGGGTTGATAGCCTAATCCGCAAGTTGGCGCAACATGGCGTTTACAACGACGTTAATAAGCGTATGGAGTACGACAACAAGGTATTGCACTACACGAACAACGTAACGGATGAAGCGGGCAAAATGGGAACAATGTTTGCCGTTGCCGATGGAAACGTTGGTATCTTAACCCGTGTTGACCGTGAAGCGTACCGCCGTACCCGTGCGAATTTCCACGAATGGGACATTGTACGATTGCCGTACATTGATTTGCCCGTTGGTTCGCATTATTATACCGCCGTGGGCGACCAATCGGCGATTATGGGCGACGCAACCGCCGATTTGACGTGTGCCGTTAAGGAGTATTTCGGATTTAGCGTTGATGTTGCCTACATGGTAGCATATAACAGCAACCCGGACACCGTGGCAAATCCGATTATCAAAGCCGAGATTGCAGCACGCAACCCGAACGAACCATTAGGAATGCCCGTATATGTAACCAACGCCGGGGAATTTCCCGCCGGGGGTGCAGGCGCATAAGCCGGAAAACGGAACAATTATTTAACCGAGGGGACGGGGTGGTTATCCCCCGCCCCCTTTTTAAATTTACGCAGTATGTACCGGATAAAAGAGATACAAGATAAATTATTGCACGTTGTCGGTTGGGAGCAATCATACAATCCCGCCGAGGCAATCGCCGAGCAATTGACAGAAACCGAAAGCGGGTTATATTTTCAAGGGGCGCACCCGCTTGTAACGTTGGATAACATGGCGGCAATCGTCCCGGATAATTGGGGTTATCAATACCCGGTTTGGAATGATACAAAGGAATGGAAAGCCGAAACCGTGGTACAATACGCCAACGATGCGGCGGGCAAACCTTTGTATTGGGTCGCTTTGGTTGATAACGTCGCCGAGGTTCCCGCCGAGGGTTCGACCTTTTGGGAGAAATACAACATATTATCCGACTATTTGGAACGTTTGACCCGCAACGGAATTTCCACGGCGGTACAAACGTTTACCCAAATAAAAGGGTTGGATAAGGAAACAAAGAACCTATTGGAGCGTCGCACGTTCTTTGATGGTGCGGGACGTATCAGAGCAACCCAACCGAATAATCATAAGTTGGTAGGGTTTGAAATTATCCCGGTGCGGGCGATGGGAGTAACCGCACAAATACACCGGGTTGGCTTGCAAATGACGGGCGGAACCGGGATTGTGAAATTGTATCTTTTCCATAGTTCGCAGATTGACCCGATAAAAACGTTTGATTTGAATTTTACGCTAACAAATGGCGGCTTTCAATGGTTTACGTTGGAAGATTGTTTTTTGCCCTATATCAGCGACGCAAACAACGCCGGGGGTGCGTGGTTCCTTTGCTACAATCAAGACGATTTGCCCGCCGGGATGCAAGCAATTAACGTGTCGAAAGATTGGAGCGGCGAACCGTGCGGAACGTGTACCGGGTACGGCAATATTGAGGCATGGCGGCAATTGACAAAGTATTTGCAGATTTCCCCGTTTATGTACAATGCCCCGGAAACATTCGCCGAATACCCGGAGTTGTGGGATATAGCATACACGATGTACACTAATACGCTGAATTATGGGTTGAATTGTGAAATAACCGTCGGTTGCGACCTAACCGATTTTATCGTTGAACAACGGTCAATATTCCAAACGGTAATACAACGACAAGTTGCGGCAATCGCTTTGCGCACGTTGGCAATGAACCCCAATGTAAGGGTAAACCGGAACCAATCCAACGCCTCTAAAATGGAAATATTGTACGAGTTGGACGGGAACGTTGAGGGACGCCCCGGCGGTTTGGGTTATGACCTTAAAAAAGCGTTTGAGGCTTTGCGATTAGATACACAAGGGATTGACCGTATTTGTTTGAGTTGCAACAACCGGGGCGTTAAGTACCGGACAACGTAATTGCATTATGGCGGGGTTACAATCAATAATTGATTTGCGCAACCGGGTTAATACATTTAACGACGGGTTGACGTCCGGGTTGATTATACGGAACATAATCGACGACGGAATAACAACGGCGTTTATCATTGATGCCAACGCCGAAGAACAATTATTTGAACAAGGTATTAACCGTTTGGGTGTTGACATTATGGATTATCGACCTTATACCCCGCTAACAATAGCCATTAAGGAGGAAAAGGGACAACCGACGAACCGGGTAACGTTACGGGATGAGGGCGATTTTGAAAGTAGTTTTTATTTGGAAGTCGGCGACAAACAATTTGAAATTAAGGCGTCGGATTTCAAGACGGAAGATTTGATAAAAAAGTACGGGCGGCAAATATTGGGATTGACGAACGAAAACATTGCTAAACTGATTTGGCAGTACGTTTACCCGGATTTGCTAACCAAAGCAAAAAAAACGATATACGGAAATGGATAGAGTACCGATTATAAAGAACCCGGAGTTATTCGACCGGGTTATTGCAAATATTCAAAAGGGATTGGCGGACGGGTTGCCGTGGCTTAATTATTCCTTTGGACGTTCGGAACGGTTGGTTAAGTCCATACAAGGAAAACGATATTACACGCCCAATATTTACGTCGGCGGCAATGAATATATGTTGATTGCCCCGGATAGTAATATAGGGAATTTTTCGTTTTTCGTGTTGGACGACCCGCAACAAATTGATTGGTTCCCCGGCGAACAAAACAAATATACAACGCCGTTTTCGGTTATCTTTTGGTTTGATATGCGCACGATAACCAACGACCCCAACAACCGGAATACGGAGGCGGTCAAACAACAAATCATGCGGGTATTGAATGGCGGTATTTGGTTGCGTTCCGGTTCCATGACAATAAACAGAGTGTACGCAAAGGCGGAAAACATATTTGCCGGGTTCACTTTGGACGAAATAGACAATCAATTTTTAATGCACCCGTTCGCCGGGTTCCGGTTTGCCGGGGAATTGGGAATTGATGAAACGTGTTTAACTGATTAAAAACAAAGTGTATGCAAGCATTTTTATTTTATACGGTCGTGGTTGCTTTGGTTGCTGCATTCGGTTTGACCTTATTACGTAAATGGCGGGTTATCGAATGGGTACAAGTCCACGGCAACGAGTTTTTCGCAAAGATGTTCAATTGCGATTTCTGTTTGTCCTTTTGGGCGGGGGTTGCTTTGGCAATCCTTTTGGCGTTTATAACCGGGAACCCGACATTGTTGTTGGTTCCCTTTTGTTCCACAATGATAACCCGTTTTTTGCTATGAAAACCGTTAAGATAGGAGAACGCACCGTTGAGATATACGACGCAATCGACGAATTGCCGATGTTGCGATTTCATAAGTACAACAAAATGTTGTTAGTTGATGCCGGGATTGGTTCCGATTTGCAGGATTTCGACACGCATATTGAAAAGGCGATAAGATACGCCCGGAGTAAAACCCCCGAATTGGCGGCAATCGAATTGGATAATATGCGGCAAAACGTGTATTTCATTCAAACCGGAATAAGCCCAAAGCATTTGGCGTTTGCCGTGTTGGTTAAATCAATCGACGGGGAACCGTACAACGATTTATCCGACGATGGGTTGCAAAAGGTCGTCGATATGTTCGGCGATGTTCCCGTTAAAGAGTTGACCGCCCAAATGGAAGCGGTCAAAAAAAAAATAGATGAAGAATTGCAAATGTATTTCCCCCGGTTGTTCGACGATGCGACGGTTAAAGAGTATTACGACGAATTGCGCAACCGCACAATGTTAATGTTGGATGCCATTATAAACGGCGATACAGAGGACAAACGGGCGGAAATTGATAAAATAACGACGATGTTGTTGTTGTACAATCGTCCGGTTGTTTTTAGTGGTTCCGATAACATGGAAATTCAGTACGATAAACAGTTTGAAAATATGTGTTTAACCATATCCCAACATTTGCACGTACCGGAGCCAAAGAAATACACCGGTTTAGAGTATTACAACGCATTTGAGCGGATAAAGGAGTTGTTGAAACCAACCAAAAATAAAAACGGCGTCAAATAAGGCGATTTGCGGCGTTGTTTTTCTTTGGTTGATTAACTACATGGAAAAGAAAAGATAATTTAATACGGGGCAAATTGCCCGCAAATAACGTTAAGTATGGCAGATAATAACAACCCAATAAAATATAGCGACCTTGTAAAGCCCGACGATAGTATTACAAAGTTGATTGCGCAATTAGACCAATTGAGCGACGCATATATGAATACGTTGCAAAACATTAAGTCGGAAGCAATAACGGTTAAGGCTGCATTAGAGGGCGTAAGCGGGGCGACCGAAAACGGACGTAAGACAATCCGGGGGGCGTCGAACGATACCGACAAATTGACACGGGCGGCACGGGATTTGGCATTTGCGGAAAGCGAGAACGCAAAGCGATTGGCGGAATTGAAGCAAGCCCAAAAGGAGGCAAACGAGTTGAACAAATTAACGACCCGGTTAAATCAGTCCGCCGAGGGTTCATATAATCGTTTATCCGCTCAATACTCAATCAATAAAATATACCTCAATAACATGACGGTTGAGGAAAGAGAGGCGACCGAAGAGGGGCGCAAATTGGTTGCGGAAACAAAAGCGATTTACGAGGAAATGAAGCGGTTACAAGAGGCGACCGGGAAAACGTCCCTAAACGTTGGTAACTATTCCGACGCCGCCAAAGGTTTGACGACCCAAATAGAGAACCAAACGAAACAATTAGCATTGTTACGATTGGAGGGCAAACAAGGAACCGCCGAATATCAGCAATTGAGCAAAGAAACCGCAATATTGCGGGATGCGGTCAAGGATGCAACCGCCGAGATTACCCGCATGGCGTCCGATACGTCCAATTTGGATGCGGTATTGAGTTTTGCGGCGGGTGCGTCCGGTGGGTTCGCTGCATTTACCGGGGCAATGGAATTGTTCGGGGCGGAAAGTGAGGACGTGCAAGAAGCGCAAAAGAAGTTACAGGCGGCAATAGCCATTACAACCGGGGTGCAAGCCATACAAAACGCAGTACAAAAACAATCCGCAATTATGTTGGGTATTTCCCGGCTACAAATGGCGGCATTGAGCAAAGCGCAAGTTTATAACCGCCTTGTTACCATGCAGGGAACAAAGGCAACATTGGCGGCTACAATTGCGCAAAAGGCTTTCAATCTGATTGCCGCCGCAAATCCGTATGTTCTTTTGGCGTTGGCATTGGTTACGGTTGTGGGGGCTTTAGTTCTGTTTGCATCTAATACCGATAAATCGGCAAAGAACCAACAAAAACTTAACGAGGCACAAAAGGCGTGGTTGGATTATTTGGAAACCGAGGCAACCGAAATGAACCGGGTTAGCAACGAACGTGTCGCCCAATTGAACCGGGAATTAAACATTGCTAAAGCCCGTAACGCTTCATTGTCTGAAACCCGAAAGATTGAGGACGAAATATTAGCCGAGCGAACAAAGGCACATAATAAAAGCGTTGGTTTTTATGGCAAAGAATTAGACGATTTGGAGGCGAACCGGGCAAAGTTGAAACAACTAAACGATATGTTGGTACAACTCAATAACGCCAAAGCCCGTGGAGATAAGAAAGTTTATATTGATGTTGATTTAGACGGCAAAATTGATAAAGTCAAAGTTGACGAAGCGATTGACGCCGTACAAGGTCAAATTGATAATACCGGGCGGGCGGTTGACATTGCCGTTAATCTGAAAACCGAGGGGGCGGATTTGGACGCCGAAAGAAAGATACAAGCGGCACAACGTCAACAAGAGAACCGGAACAATGCCAAAGCCGAAACCGATATATTACGAAAAGCCGAGGACGCCCGGATTGCTTTAATTAAAAACACGTTCGACCAACAACGGGCGCAACGCCAAGCCGCCAACGCCCGTGCGATTGCTGATATACAATTGCAGTTGAGGACAGAAACCAATTTAACGGTTAAGGCACGCAAAGCGTTAAACGACCAAATTGTTTTATTACGGGAACAATTGGCGGTTGATATGGTAGATATTGCCGACCAACAACGGGCGGCGGAATTGTCCGCACAACGGGCAACGCAGGACGCCCAAATTGCATTGATGGCAGAGGGGGCGGAAAAGCAACGGGAACAATTGCGGGTTGAGTATGAAAGGCAAATACAGGACATTAACACCCGGTTAGAAACCGAGCGGGGATTAACTGAAACGCAAGTTGCCGAATTGCTTAACCAACAATTACTTTTGCAACAACAATACGCAAAGAGTTTGGGCGAATTGAACGACAAAATAACAATCGACCAAATGCAAGCCGTCGCCGACCGGACGCAATTACAATTAGACGCCGCCCGTGAGGGTTCCCAAGAGGAAATAAATTTGCGTATTCAGTTATTACAGCAACAACGGGCAATTGAATTGGCGCAAAATAGACAATTAGCCGAGGACGTGCGCCAATCCGAGGCGGATATAAACGCCAAATATGACGCCGAGGTATTGAAGCAAACGACCGAGTTAAACCAACAACGGGCGTTAATGCTTTTCGACCAACAACAAGCGTTAGAGGCGTCCGAGTTTGATTTAATCCGTAATTCCGAGGAACGCAAAACCCGGTTCCGGTTGGCACAGGAAAAGGCACGGTTGCAAAAGATATTAGAGTTGAACAAAGCGGCGGGCGTTAAAATGACGGACACCGAGGTTAAAACAATCGAAAATACCATTGCGAAAATCGACCAAGAAATTGAGAAAAGCAAAGGTGACGAACGGGGAAACGACATTTACGGGTTGTTTGGGCTGAATTTGGACGACGACCAAAAGGAGGCAATAAGTACGTCCGTTTCCTTTGCCATTGAGCAATTAAATAGTTTTTTGGATGCAAAGGTACAAGCCGCCGACGCCGCCGTTTCCGCCGCCGATAAAGAGGTTGACGCAAGCCAACGCCGATTAGATGCAGAATTAGAGGCACGGGCGAACGGTTACGCCAATAACGTTGCAATGGCACAAAAGGAGTTAGACCAAGCCAAAAAGAACCAAGAAAAAGCCCTAAAGGAGCAACAAAAGGCGCAAAAGGCACAACAAGCAATCCAAACAATACAACAAATCGGAAACCTTGTAACGGCGTCCGCTTTAATATGGAGTCAATTAGGGTTCCCGTTTGCAATCCCGGCTATTGCGGTAATGTGGGGTTCCTTTGCAGCGTCGAAAATTAAAGCCGCCCAATTATCCAAATCAGCCAACGCCGGGGGTTCGGAAAGTTACGGCGATGGTACGGTTGAAATGTTGGCGGGCGGTTCCCACCAATCCGGCGACGATGTGGATTTAGGAACCAAACCGGATGGAACCCGGAGGCGTGCCGAGGGCGGGGAGTTTTTCGCCGTTATCAATAAACGTAATTCCCGGAGGTTCCGCCGAATAATCCCGGACGTAATTAATAGTTTGAACCGAGGAACATTCGCCCAAAAGTACCTTAATGCCTACAATACCGACGGCGTTAATGTTACGGTTCAACAAAACAACGCCCCGGATTTGCGGGATTTGAAAGACGATGTAAGGGAGATTAAAGAGCAAAACCGCCGCCGTCGTTACGTCGATGGCAACGGCAATGTTATTGAGGTTTACAAGAATTTGACACGTAAAATTAAAAATTGATATGAACCCGATTTATAGACATTCATTTGTAAATGCGTTTTTAGCAAGTGGGGCGATAAATAGCAGTACGGGAAATATAGAAGGAAATAATATAACTTATTATTATACACGTACATTTATTTCAATCCGTGATGTATATCCCCGGAAATTATATCAAAATTTCACCCCGGAAATGGGAGGGGTATTTTATGATAGTAATAAAAAAGTAATTGGCGGTTGGGGAAGTAACCCACCCGCTAATAATACGGAATTTGATATACCTAATAATGCCGTATATATCCGATTAAATATAAGAAAATCAGAATACGCAAACGGAACGGCATGGTTAAGATTGGGGACGTTGGACGCCCCGAACTTCTTACAAGGTCAAACCGTGCATCCGATTTATAAGGACGATTTGGCAAAGGAGTACGAATTAGAAACCAACCAACGGTTTTATCGTGCCAAGTTATCCGGCAAAATAACCTTTGTCCGGGACGATTACGACTACATTAACCGCCAATCATTCGATACGGAATTTTTGTATTGCATTGAAAAGAGCGACGACGGCGGGCGTACATGGTTTCAATACTTTCAAGGTAAGTTTATGAAAACCGATTGCACGTTTACCGATTACGATAAAAAGGTAGTTGTACAACCGGACACAATCGACGATTATAACGATGTATTGGCGGGATTGGAAAAGGAGTATAATTTGATAACATTAGCCCCGTCAATCCAACGTATAACCATAAACAAACGCCCGCTTATTCAAATATATGTTCCGGGCGATAGTATTGTTTCGTGTTTTTTGGGCGGTACGAATTGGGAACAAGACGCAAACGCCACGACCGACCAAAACGCATTAGTTAGGACGTATCATTTTGCATTGTGCAATATTTTGAAAGAAATACAGATTACGCCGAATGGTTCCCCGGCGGTAATAGGCGGATTATATACCGGGCGAATGGCTACGGGTGCAAGTGCGGACGTTTTCGAGGGAAAATTATACCCGGAATTAAACGTAAATTATTATATCTATATTACGCAACAAAGAATTGACGGTTTACCGTTTGGGGCTGTTGCAGTCGAGATACGCAAACAATCCGATGATACGGCAATGTTTCGTTATACAAAGGTTACAACGTCGCCTTTTGATACATTGGAGTTTGATTTAACCGCCGTTGAGGGTTCCGGCGCAACGGGTACGATGCACGCCGATATGAAAAGTTATAATATATACGCCCGATATTTGGTTGATGTTGAGAAAATCGGCGATTTAGATACATACCCGTTGCCGTCCGAGGATATTGTAGATAATAACAGAAATTACCGCCGGGCAATTGGTTACGCAATCGACGTGGCGTTTATATCTAATAATTTTTCAGATACGCCGACCGAGTGGGGATTAGCCGACAACGGAAAGTATTTTGCGCCGCCTTATTCCATATACGGGCAAACGTTTTATCCAATCGCCCGGTCAACGTGGCGTTATGCGTCGTTATGGTTTGGGTTTTATTTGATGGATTGGATATTAGAGGAAAAAGCCCGCAAAGCATATACTTTGCGGGATGCGTTCCCGGTTGCGTCTTGTATATCTGTTTTGCTCAATCAGATTGCGCCGGGTATTACCCACGCAGCCACGGCGGAATACAGCCAATTTTTATACAGCGGTAACAACCCAATATCCGGGTTGAATTTCCGTTTGCTTGTATCACAGAAAACCAATATTATAAACGGGGAATATCAGACACCCGCACAAAAAGCCCCGACGACCTTACAACAATTTACCAATATGTTACGGGATTGTTTCAAATGCTATTGGTTCATTGAGGACGGTAAATTTAAAATTGAGCATATCCAATATTTCCGCAATGGCGGTTCCTATTCCGGCGGGGTTATATTAAGCCACGATTTGACAAAGGAATTAAATTTGCGCAACGGGAAACCGTGGGCGTTCAATACGTCGGAATATTCATTTGATAAGGTCGATTTACCGGAACGTTACCAATTTGAATGGATGGACGATGTTACGGCGGCTTTTGAGGGATTGCCAATACAAGTAATTAGCAAGTATGTTACGCCCGGAAAGGTTGAGGAAATTAATATATCAAATTTCACGTCCGATATTGATATGATGTTGTTAAATCCGGGCAATATGAGTTCTGACGGGTTCGCCTTATTCGCCGCCGTTCCGCCAACGTCCGGGTCGCAATGGATATTACCATTTACCCGCCAAACAATTAACGGCGTCGAATACTTTTTGCAAAACGGATATTTGGCGTTTATTAATTTACAAATGCCTTATTGGATGTATGATTTACCCGCCCGTCGTGTATCAATAAACGGTTCCGAGGTTTACGCATACGGTATTGAGAGAAAGAAGAAACAAACGTTTAGTTTCCCGGCAAATGACGACCCAAACCCGATGCAGCTAATAAAAACTTATATCGGTAACGGTCAAGTTGATAAATTAAGCGTAAATTTGTGCAGTCGTTCAATTAAAACAACTTTGAAGTATGACACCGAATAACAATTTGTCTGTATTGCCGTTTTATGAAAGTCCGCAATATCAAGACTATAAAAAATCGTATGCGTATGGCGACGTTTACCCGTTGTTCACGCCTATAAACAAGTTATTGCCGTTTCAAATCATACGTCCGACCCGTGCCAATTCGATTGCATGGGTGCGGATTTATGATTATAAATTAACCCGTATATTGGCAGATATAACAACGATGATGAAAGAAACCGGATTGCAGATTGTCCGGTTTGCTAATTACGGTTATGATGTTATTGTTTATCCCGGATTGTTGCCGTTATCTTTGGATTTATCGGAGGGTCGATATATGATTGCTATAAATGACGGCGCACAAACATTTTATTCGGACGTATTTACATGGATTTCCGGGGGAATGGATGGTTATTTGTGCATTGAATGGAGCGACGCCGCCAATATGGAGGTTGACGGCGGACAAATCGTTTACGAGGGCGTCCAATTCAAAAACCGGGTTTACGTGTGTGCCGAGTTAGGAAAACCGGAATATAAGTTTGAGGAAGAGGGCGAAGAACGGGACGGGTATTTTTTCCCGGAAAAACAAATATCTGAAAAGACGTTCCGGTTTATCTTTTTAGCCCCTGAATACCTTTGCGACGTAATGCGATTAATTCGCATGAGTGATTTTGTTACGGTATATAGTCAAGGCAGGAAATACGATTGCGATACGTTTTTAATTACCCCTAAATGGCAAACGCAAGGTAATTTAGCGTCGGTTGAATGTGAGTTTGAATGTGCAACGGTCGTTAAGAAAATCGGACGGGGTGTTATCCCAACAACCGGAGGCGATTACAATAAAGACTTTAATAATGACTTTAATAACAATGATGTA